CAAGCAAGGCAACAATCAGTGAGAATCGCACACGAAGCACAGCAACACGAGCAAAACAGCTTCGTCACACTCACCTACCGCGATAGCAACCTCCCTCTCTATGGAAGCCTTGACTACGAACACTTAGTAAAATTCTGGAAGCGAGCACGCAAACTGTACGGACCGCTCAGATACTACGCGGTCGGAGAATATGGAGACCGAACACTCAGACCGCATTACCACGCGTGCATCTTCGGACACGACTTCAGCGAAGGAGCAATAGTGACCCAGCAAGACCCTTACCGACTATGGGTCAACCTAGAACTAACCAAATGCTGGGGACTAGGAGACGTGAAGGTAGGAGCACTCACCTTCGAAACAGCGCGATACACCGCGTCATACGTCACCAAGAAATTGCGCGCGAAACAACAATACGTCCGAATAGACGAAGTGACCGGAGAACTAGTCCCAGTCGAACAACCGCGCGCATTCATGAGTCGAAATCTCGGAAAAGAGTGGTACGACAAATACGGCCAGCACCTGCTGGCACACGACTTCGTCGTGATTAACGGGCAACGCCAGAAACCACCAAAAGCATACGACAAGTGGACGAAAGAGAGGGAGGGAGGCGAGGAAATACTCGCAAAGATCAAAACCAAGAGACAGGAGAAAGCAAAAGCAGAAAGCAAAGAAGAGACGCGCGCGCGCGCGCAAAATGCGCACGCACGCACGAAGAAGAAGAAAAGCAGCATCTGACGACGTGCGCCGTAGGCGCTCGTCAGATGCAAGAGCAAGAGAGGTTTTCCACCGGTTACCCACCAAATGTGGGTAACCCGTGGAGAACCAGAGAAGAGAAGAGAAGAGAAGAGAAAGACAATCCATCAATGAAGGAGTGAGACATGAGAAGGAATCAAACCGCAAGACAACATGACTTCGCCATCATCCCGAAAACGGATGTACCCCGGAGTCGATTCCGGATGCCGCAAACGCGCAAACAAGCGTTCAACGCATCAGAACTCGTTCCAGTCATGTGTGAGGAAGTGCTGCCCGGAGACACATGGCAGCACACAGAAAGCATCGCCGCACGGCTCGCAACGCCAATCGCACCGATCGTAGACGATATGGACTTAGAAACTTGGTACTTTTTCGTACCAAACAGAATCACGTGGGAGGGCAACACGCAGCGCAACCGGTGGGAAGACTTCATCACCGGAACAAGCAGCACAACGATCCCCACCATCCTCCCACGCAACGACGCCAACAACGCGGACGTCATCAAGATCGGCTCAGTATTCGACCACTTCGGACTACCGCCGGCGAGCTACAGCACAAACATATTCCTGAACGTGCTGCCGATCTGGGCCTACTTCGAAATCTACAACGAATGGTTCAGAGACGAGAACCTACAAGCGGAATGGGAATGGTCAATGACGTGGACAAGCTCGGCCAGCGTGCTCATCACGCAAGCGAGCAATCCGTGGAATCAAATGCCACTGCGCGTCAACAAGCGAAGCGACTACTTCACCCGCTCGCTACCGTGGCCACAAAAAGGCGACGCCGTGACTATCCCACTGGGAACAGTCGCGCCCGTATTCACCACCGGAACAACAGGAGACAGCTTCAAGGTCGGAAGCAGCGCCGGATCAATCACAGACAGCCGCCAAATCGACACATCCGGCGCCATCGGAGTCCTCACCGCACTAACCGGCACAACGAACTCCCTATTCGCAGACCTGTCGGAAGCGACCGCCTCAACGCTCAACAGCTTGCGCCTCGCCATCGCAACACAACAACTATTGGAGAAGGACGCACGCGGAGGCACGCGATATGTCGAAAACCTGCTCGTTCACTTTGGTGTACGTTCCCCCGACTACCGGCTCGACAGGCCAGAATATCTGGGTGGATCCAAGATTCCTGTCACGATCAACCCGATCGCCCAGACAGCCGCTTACGACGCAGAGCCGGGACTCACCGACAGCCCAGTGGGCAACTTGGGGGCGGAAATGCACGCCCAAGGACACAAGCGAACGTTCACCTACGCAGCAACCGAGCACGGATACATCATCGGACTGTGCGCCGTGCGCGCAACACCCACCTACCAACAAGGCGTAAGGAGACACTGGAGAAGGTCAACAAGGCTGGAATTCCACTGGCCAACACTCGCCAACTTGGGCGAGCAAGCAGTCACCACAAAGGAAATCTTCCAGCCAACCAACGACGCACCCTCAAACGAGACATGGGGCTACCAAGAGCGCGGCGCGGAATACCGCTACACACCGAACGAAATCACTGGCCACCTGCGCAGCGCATCCGCGACACCAATGGACTGGTGGCACCTCTCGGAAGAGTTCGCAACGGAACCCGCGCTCAACGCAGCATTCATCACCGACAAGACACAGGAGACCCTAGGCCGCGCGCTCGCCGTCGCACCCAACGAGCAATGGAGCGCACAGATCATCATGGACATACAGCACGAAAGCGTCGTAGCCAGACTCATGCCGGCATACAGTGTCCCCGGCCTGAACAAGTTCTGAGTCATGGCATTCGGACTCAAGTCGATATGGTCGGGGCTGAAATCCATCGCAGCCCCGCTCATCAACGTGGCGGGCAACATCATCGGAGGAAACTCAGCGCGCAAAGCCCAGCGCGAAGCGAACGCAACCAACATCCAGCTCCAACAAGAACAGCTCGCGTGGCAGGAGAAAATGGCCAACACCGAGTGGCAACGAGGAAAGGCGGACATGATCGCGGCAGGGTTCAACCCCATGCTCGCGTTCAGCCAAGGAGGCGCATCATCACCCAACGTCAGCGCAGCCACCGTCATCCCAGAAGACGCAATGGGAAGGAGCATCTCATCAGCCGCGGACAAAGCGGCCACGAGCCTCGCAACAGGACTCACACTGGAACGCATGCGCATCGAGAACGATATCGCCAAGCAGAAACGACTACAGGAGGAATTCGCCACCGACAAGCTGAAGCAAGAGCGCACCGCGGAGAACGACATGGTGCAGATCGGCATCGACACCGCCAGAGCGGGCCGAGACACGGCCGTCACCAACGCACGCATCCGCGAGATCGAGCGCAAAGTGGCCGAAGCAACGATGGACTTCAACGTGAGCAGTGCTCGCGACAGAGCACGCATTCTGGAAAAAGAGGTAGACATTGCCCAAGCCAGAAAAATCCTCACGGAACTGGACATACCCGAAAAGGAAGCCATTGCAAAATGGTTTAGCCAAGTCGGGGCACTCAGCCCAGCAGCCAAAGCAGTCATGTCCCTCGGACAGTGGCTGAAATTCATCTTCAACAAGTGAGGAACCGACCATGAACTACCAGATCAACAAAGAGCGTGCCAAGTACCGCAACGACGAACCGTCCCTGACGGATCAATCACAAGCCGCTGGCACCGATATCAACATCGTGATGACGCAATTCCTGCGCACGGGCCAGCAGAACGGCACGAAAGCGCCCATGTTCGGAGACTTCAGCGAACTGCCTGAAGACCTCAGAGGATTCATCGAAATGGGCCGGAGCATCACCGAGCACCGCGAGCAACTGCCCGAACAGCTCCGCAACGTCCCCACCGCGCGCCTGTTCAACATGACGCGCGAGGAAATAAGCGCTATCCTCAACCCGCCGCCGAAAGCGGACGACAAACCGAACGAGGAACCGCCTAAATGAAAATCTACGCAATCAAGGACCGCCTCATCAACTACTGGATGCAGCCATTCGTCGGACCCAGCGACAAGGCTGTAATGGCGGCCGTCGCCAACCAGATCAACGGAGCACGAGCCCAAGGAGACTTCACCAATGCCCTCGCCCAAGCGCCACACCACTTCGAACTCTGGAAAATCGGCAACGTCGAAGAAGACGGACACCTCACCGCGGAAAGAGACTTCATCGCAGACTGCTCCGCGCTCGTTCGAGGAGATATTCGGTCTGGGAGACCCGGAGGAGATTCACAAGCTCAAGAACCAGCTACACGCAGCGCAGGAGCGCCTGCAGCTACATCTGGCGCAGGGGGAGCCCAAGATGGCTCTCTTCCGTACAAGGCACCGCAGCAAGCGCCGGCAGCTGCAACTACACATCCAACGCCTCAAGGAGGCGATTGATGCTGTCAAGACACCTACTGCCTAGGGCAGACGGTGTCACCAGGACCATCTGAATCAAGAACAGATGGTCCCAGCCCGCCCAGCGGGCTATTATCGGGGGCGTTGACACGCCCCCTTTTTTATGCACAGGAGACTTACTATGCGCCAGCGCATGAACGGCCGCAGATTCGCGAAGAAGTTCAACCGAGCCCGCAAGAGAACGCGGGAAATCAACAACCCAAGAGGCATGGCACGCGGCGGATTCCGCTTCTAAGCCATGCCATGCATAGCGCCCATTCGGGCTTACAAGGCGGCCAACGGCCGCCTTGTTTTTTGGAAACGAACAGACAAGGAATACTACGTAGAGCCCTACACAGGACTAGCCATCCCATGCGGCACATGCATACTGTGCCGAGAAGAGCAAGCAAGGCAACAATCAGTGAGAATCGCACACGAAGCACAGCAACACGAGCAAAACAGCTTCGTCACACTCACCTACCGCGATAGCAACCTCCCTCTCTATGGAAGCCTTGACTACGAAC